GCGAGATGCAACGTTTCATCTCTCCACTTCACCGAACGCCAGAGTTCAGTGTGTAAGGCATGGGTCATACCATGCTGGCTACGCGCGCGTTCAAAGGAAAACCCTTGTACTAGCCCAACCTGCGAGGTCGGAATCGTTACTAGTACTTGACGCTGGAAATTGTAGGACATCATCTAATTGTTGCAAACCGCAACGTGAGTTAACCTGTGTGTCAGCATAGAGCACGAATTGTTCTCTGGACCACGGAAACATACTCAGTTCCTGTTCACTCCAATTTCCATTCTTAAGGGGCCGCAGTAACCCGGTTCTCTCCGGAGACTTAACTGCAGAAGCATACCCACAAGTGATATGCCGGAAAAGCTTAGCCTTTTCACCCTCAATTTTTACGTTCTCCCGCCCGTATCTTTGGACAAGAGATTTTAGGTAATTCCCAAAAGCAAACTCATTAGACGGAATCTCGGAGTACTTCTCCCAGTAAAGTTCCGTCCTCGGGCCTGGATATCTTGTTTCGAGATTCCAGTCCTCAGATATGACATGACCGCTGATCTTCGATTGTAGTGACGACATACAGTCACTCGACAACCCGGTTAAAGCAACCTTAGGTGCTAATTCACCGCGAGTCATGGCTATCCGTGAGTAATAACCCAATTGTGCTGTGCTCAGCACGTTGTCCCTTGTTTTGAAGAGACCAACTCCGCCCAATTTCTTACTCACAAAGTAAGACATTCCCCGAGGTATCTGCGACAGGAGTTTCTTGACGACAGGGTCGTTCAAAAACATACTCATGAGGAGATCCTGAGAGGCAAAAGGAAGGCCTTGGCAAAGCTTCTGCGAGATTTGACCCAAGTCGTTGACGTTATGGTCCAAAGACCACTCGTCAACGGCATGAATGTTCTCGCCTTCCTGGGGGTGTAGGAGACCCATGTTATAATATCGTTCCTCCTGAAAACCAGGGGACCCGAGCATGGTCTCCGACGAACGGAAAAGGGTAGAATTGATGATGACGAAGGAGTCTGAGAGGTAATTCTTACCGATACTTGGTATCAATCCCGCGACCTTCACAAACTGTTTCCAAAGCCCGTAGTAGGAACTCTGTATACGCGACAGTATGTCATCACCATTGATCATCATAGGCACATCACTCAACATCCACTCTTTATGTGAGGTATAACCCCAACCCGAGGCTAATTTCCCCTCGGAGTATAGGCGATTGACCGCGGTCTCGCCCGATTGGAGCTCAAAGAAATACCGATTAACAGCCGCATTGACAATACAAAGTACCGGAAAGCTGAGGGGAGAACCCATCAGTTGACCCCATGTCTGTTTAATCGTACCCCCACAAAGTTTATCGCCAATCGCATCCGAGTCATCGCTCATATATTCACAGTTAAAACGATCTGTGACGCGAAGACCCCAACCACTTTTATCAGGGACAGGGTGGTATGAAACACACTGGAGATCCGCCCCTACAAGCCCCTCCGTTAAGAGAGACTGGAGGAAGGGACCAAGCTCACCCTGCTCAGCCAAAGTACTACAAGCCACCCGTGATAACCACGGATCCAGAAGATCTGTTGCTGCTTTGTAGTCTCCTGATAACCATTTCTCACCCTCATCGCAACAGCCAAGTCGGTCAACATCTTCCGAGTTGATCGGCCGACCAATAGCAACAAAGGTGGGATGGTTACGTAAAGTGGTGTGCATCCATTTCTGAATGCAGGAACCCATCCAATAACGCCATACAGGCCCCCGACTGATTAGTCGAACCTTTAAAGGTTCCGGTAAGGCTACCGGGGTAACAATGTTATTCCAGATGGTGCTACGACCTTTCTTCAGTTCAATCTCAAGGGTATCACCTTTGAAGAGTTCAGACTCTCCAAGATTGTAAAAGTCGTTGGCTATCATTGGCTCGTCAAATCCCGCCTCAGTCGCTTCAACAAGTGACTGGGAGACTGCGAGCGTTGGCAAGAGGAAATCTGTAAGAAAGCTGAAACTGTAAGAAGGAAAGATCTTCTCATTCTCCGAGGGGTCCCATACCGGTAAGTGTTCCCCATGAAACCATGGGTAACACTCATGATACTTACCCTCATCAACGAAGAGACGTGACCTCTCCAGAGCCCTCTTAAAGTTAGTAGAAAGTGGTTTGCTATCTCGTAAGACAATATGTCTCCACTTCTTCCCCTTGTGGTACTTCTCTTTATCAATAATTGGAAAGACGGTCTCCCCCGAAACAAAAAGACCGATGTGATTAAACGCACCCCCCGACTTCCTTGAACTCTCATAATGAGAGGAGGAAGAAGGGATACGAGTAACCCCGAGATCGGCTTTCCCCTTCGGAAAGAGCTCACGCACAGTACGATCGACCTGATAGCCCAAAACGAGCTTTTGCTGAGTTACACTCAGATCGAAGAATTGCTTAAAGGTGTGCGGTATCTTATCTTTGATAGTACCAATGTTGAACGACTCTGGTTCAGGCATGTTCTGATCCTTGGTTAGATTATCATACCATTCGTCCGTAGCGGAGAACAGTTCACAAGGATTCACAGGAGGAAGTCCCTTCTTTAGCAACAAAAATGAGTTCGCAAGCCGGTCAAGACACCGGTCCTCTCGCGAGGTAATAAGTTGATGAAGAAGACAATTCCCTATCCCGCGAAGGAAATGGCCGGGTTTCCGGAATAAATCGGAAGCCGCCCGTTCCCACGAAGGCTTATCTGGTAACTCACTTTGTTTTTTCATGAGACAGAATAAGCTCGCGGTGTGGAACTTCATCCAAGAAGTCGCCAGACCAAGGAACCAAAGTCGCGTATATGTCTCTTGGAATGTATCCATTGATAGGATCCAAGAGGGATGTGTCAAATCACAATTACGGAATGACGGAAAATCGAGGAAGACCAATCTAAGAAGGTCCTCAACAACTCGCCGTGCCCTAAGACCGTGACCAACGGCCTCATCCCATAACCCACCCAAACCGCGTGGAAGATCCGGCGTTACTGGATACTTCGGACACTTCGGTCGTGATTTTATAATAGTTTGGTGGTGAATGAACGCCCACTTTAGAAGTGGAGAGGACCTATATGCCTCTGCGCCAAGGGGAAGAGCTTCCCCATACAAGTTTTCGACTACCAGATAGGACTGTTCCCGACACAATTCCAAGAACTGCGCCAAGGGCAACCTACAGACCCAGTCGCTCTTCTCCCATTGGAGTAGGCAAGCGTCTGGATGCGGTTCAAACCGGTAATGCATTTCCATTGAAGTGTGATCATCCTCCCAGAGGGAGGACACCACCTTTTGCTTCGTGTAATAAGGTTCGGCATCGGTTTGGTCCCGCAAGAAATCGTCGAGGGCTCGTACAAGATGACCCTGCTGCAATAGCCTTACAGCAATTTCGTTGTTTCTAAAATTTATTGTTTTAGGAACCTGGAAGAAGTTTCGATTGTACGACGAAACACCAAAGGGAGCTGGTTAGACTCCCCCTAGCAAAAGCTCGTTTAGCGGTTTAGAAATACGTGTGACTAATACATACACGAAACGTTAAACGAATCATGCAGGTAAATGGTTGATCCCCACCATGGGGCAACGCCAAAACCATCCCTCCTAACGTCTTGATACCCGTACCGTAGACTCACGTCTACACCAGAGTAGGAAGACTCAGACTGATCCCAACCATTGGGCAACATCTGTAGGGGGAATGGAAAGCCAAGTTGGGCAGCCGCTCAACTGTTG